TCAATGGTTTCTTTAAATAACTGGTGCTTAAAACTTAATGCTTTAAAACCAAACATCTCTTTATATAAAGATGCAGCTTCGTCTTTACCACTAGCTGGTGGTCCGTTAAATATTACTATCATTATCCTTTCCGTTAAAATGTTCAAATTTTGCGATGAAGTAAGCATCAACAATATCTGAAATTGGATTATATCCCTTTATTATATCAAGTTTGACACGAATGTCAACCCCTGTTTCTTCTTTAAAAGAATCCAACATCATGTCTTTGTTTGCATTACCTTTACCTGTTGCAAACTTTTTAATTTCTGTAGGAGCAGGAACGCTATAAGGTATTCCTTGCTTCCATAATTTGTGTTTTAAGAGTCCACAGTTTTCTGCGATTTGGAAGACTCTTCCGACTGCACCAAAGGCATATCCTTCAATAGCAACTCTACTACATCCGGCGGCAGATATCCACTGTAAACTCCACTCGGCCAGATTATTGAAGCGTTCACAGTCTTCGCTCCACTCAGGATATACTGAACAATTGTAGTTTTCAGCTTCTCTAATTTTTTTCTCATTTGGTACCATGTAATAAAATTTGCAATTCTCGTATTTCCATTCTTCACCTGAATGCACACAAACTGCTGGACTTGTTAAACTGTAATCTACTCCCGCAACGACCATAATATACTCCTCATTAAAGGATTATTTATATTAGTCGGCACGATAAAATATGTGAGAACCTATAGTTCCTACTTGTTGTAGACTTGGAGCCCAGTATGGACTTATAAAAGTTGTGTGATAATGTGTTGAGCCTTCTGTCAATCCACGAAACTTATTTTCGTTAATAATTTGTGATGCAATTAAAACAGATTCACTCCAAGAGTCAGCATCTAAAGGTGTATCACTTTTACCATCGCAATACCAACTGAACTGACAACGATTACGCACAGGTACGAGTTCATTAGGGTCTTTCCAAGAAGGTTTATGTTGTCCTTGGTATATTACCCCACATATTGTTTGTGGGTATCTATCGTCTCGTACTCTATTTAGAACCACATCAGCAACTGCAAATTTACCTGCTAAATTTTCTGAACGAGATTCGTGGTAAATATTCATTGCCATACAGTGTTCGCTTTCTGATAAGACATAATCATAGTCAATGTTTGGTTGTGCTTTTAAATCATAAGCAAAACTCATCACAAGCATTATAACTACTGTTATCCATAGAGGCATAAAGTTCTTATCAAAATTACTTAGTTTCATTTTATGTTTTACTCAGATAAGCATTAAGTAAATCATCGCCTTCGAGTTTAGTACCAAAGACATGAATGAGCTCTCCATTTTGGAATCTTTCGATATGTCCATCTGGATAAGAGAGATCTTGTACCATTCCATTGTCAGTATGTTTTTGAGTTTCTTCTGTTTCATACCACATACTTTTTAAACTATGCATATGTAATCCTGTGGATTTTTGGTTCCATTCTTCTGCTTCAATTGCTTTAGCAAATTTGTCTACCATTTCGGTGTGTTCAGTCATCATCATTCTCTCCATGTATTTCTTTATTTAAATCTTCAAGTGCTTCTTCAAGGTCTTTTAAGTGAGGATATCTTGTATATGCAGGATGTGCATACTTTTCAATATCACGAGTATCTCCTTCAAGCCCTAGATCTTTATCGTCTTTTTTACCAAAGATCTTATCCCAATTATCTGAGTATGCTTTATCATCTCGATTTGTTCTTCGGCCTGAGCCTTTACCACCATGCCACTTACTCATAATGTTCCCAACTGACTCATTGCTTTATGTATTCTATCTAACTCTGGGTCATTTAAATGCCCATAGATTCCGACATCTCCTGAGAAAGAATATTCACTCATAAAATCAAGTGGTGGTTCCACAAAATCTTCTGTCTCTCTATCCATAAAAGCAACTTCCCATAAGTTTGCTTTGTACCCATAAGAACCTGTAAATCTTACAGCTGATACTATGTAATCATCATAGTCAAATTGTATACGTTCACCATCATGCCATGGCTTTCTCTCTGGCCATTTACTCATTAGTCTTCCCTCTGGCCGAAGCCATAATCAATTACAACTGGGAATCTTGGAATTCCATCGGGCGTCTCGTTGAAGTATCTTAATGTAGCCCAATCTGGAGTATTACCATCGTTCCACAATTTTTCTAGTACTTTTTGTGTACCTCTTACTCCTGCTCCGAAGTTTGTTCCATCAGGTTTACGTAATACAAAATGTTTTACATAACCAGCCCAGTTACCTTTACCTTCTAACATTGACACAACTTGAAATTCATCAGTAATAAACTCTTTACGTTTGAGTAAGAATTTACTTCTTTTGTTTTCGTAAGCTTTATCAATTCGTACCATTTGGCCTTCATAGCCATCTTCCATCCACGTTGAGTATAATTCATCAAGGCTATCTTGAGTTTGAGTTAAGATAGTTTCAACCACTTTCACAGAATCAAGCTTGGAAAGTGTCATACCAAGTTTAAAAAACCTGCCAGAGAAGATTAAATCCTTGTGAGAAGTGTCATACATGTCATAAACATGGTATTGTACAAGCTTTTTAGCTTCTAAAGTGTCATACTCTGTAGTTTTTTGTTTACGAACAAGAGATGTAATCTTATTAAAATCATCTTTAAGCTCGTGATTATATAGTTCACCATCAAATGTAAACTCTGGATGTTTATCAAAAATTGGTTTAATCTCTTCCCATATATGTGGGCAACTTGTGATTGGCTTATTTGCTCTTGTCCAAAGTCCACTCTTATTCGCAATACAGCGTATACCATCAAGCTTTGGTTGAGCAATAACAGGAAAGATATCATCATTCTTTTTGTAACCACCAGCTAGCATTGGTTTAAATGCTGTATAAGAGTCAATGTCTTTGATATCTTTAAAATACTCTTTTTCAAGTTTGCGATCGTAAATGCTCATTGCTTCAGATATTGCTTGAGTATGAGCTGTAGTAGAATTTGCACGACCAACATTTTTTGCAACTGTCTTTTTCCAACCAGAAGTTACAAGCTTTCCATCTTGTATTCCTGCTGTACTTCTTGTTGCAGCATCATCATCAGAGTTCCAACCATACTCGATAGTCAATTCACGAACTTTACCTTTCGTATCTCTCTTATATAATGTTGGTAATGAAGATATATTTTGCATGTTACTTTCCTATATGTTTTACGTCTGAGCGTGGTATTACTTGATATGCTCCTTTGTTATATGCAGGAGCTACTGTGAAGTTTTTACTTTGTTCTGCTTTCCAAGAGTGGTCGACAGATTTAACGGGTTTAGTTAATGGTGCTGATGGATAACGCTCACGATGATTTTCTAAAGTCTGTCTCCAGTCATTAGTTACTTCGAGTGGTTTGAAAGAAGATTGGATTTTAGTACGACCATAAGCATAGTCAATATACTGTTGTAATGTGTCGTATCGTAAGTCATGCATACCTTTACGTTTCATGCCACGATTGTGCTGTCGCCATTGCAGTTCCAGCTCTTGCATCTTTGCTTTTGTGATTTTGACTTTACGCTTCTTAGAGCTTATTGCCGATAATCCTCTAGCTAATCCCATAAAATAAACCTCATAATATAAAGAACTATTATAACACGTTCTGTAGCATTTGTCAACCCCTAAGGGAAAATTGGTGGTCGATTATTTGGCGTTCCTTTCCTGTGCAGTATGGTACTCTCCGTGGAGACGTATCGACAGTTCGGGTGTTGCTCCCTAATTCAGTAGGCCGTCGTGGGTCTTAAATGGTAGAGCTATTAACTCCGTGATTCCATCTCGCCGTCATGGTTTATCCCACCAATTTTTTTAACTTTTACCTTCTAGCTTTGTAGCTATATGTTAATCTTTCTTGTGATGCCTTTTTGAGCCATCTCTTTCTGCCCTCTGCAGCTTTACGCTTTCTTTTTGCAGTTGGCTTTTCATAAAATTCTCTAGCTCTTAGTTCTTTTACGATCCCAGCTTTTTCAATCTGTTTTCTAAATTTTCTAAGTGCTATATCAAANGGCATATCACTTTGAGGCCTTCTATCTTTTGGATGTCTTGGCCCTGGTCTCAAATCAACGGTTCTACCGTTAATTGGTTTATTTTTATTATTGTATCTCATAGGTATTATTATAACATAACAAAAACGATTTGTCAACATGTTTTTGTAATTAATTTAAAATGTTTCTTATAATATATTTTGTATACTATAAGAAACAAAAAAGAGAGCCCTTGTGAGGCCCTCTTCGTAAATCAGTTTGGGGCGGTGAACCTTTATTAACGGGATTCGTCAAGTAGTGTAGAATCGTTAATCGTTGTTCTGCCGCTACCCCGAGCTTAAAGCCCCTATTATTGAAACTTAAAGTCGACTGACTGGCCTAGGACTTACGTCTTACTTTGTTAATATCAGTATTCCAAGTAGGGGTAGCAATTAAGCCTCCTAAATTTCCTAAAGATAAAGACCCTTGACCGCTAAGTCATTGTGTCGTTATAAATCGCAAAATCTATAACCTGTCTCGTTTCAGCACTGCGGGGTTTCTCTCCCACTATGGTATCAAGCGTTTCCTCATACCCTGGCTCGTCTCAGTCTATATTGATTTGTTCTATCCCGCCATATTATCACTTTCCAGCGCGGTCTTCCTCAAGCTACCGTACGGGGTGTCCACCTTTAATCTTGCCTCTGAACGATCGATAAAGTCGTCATCTCGTGCAAACTGTCTCCGCGGTATCTAACATACGTTTTGTTAGTTTCTCTTACCACCGGGGGTGTTTCCCTCAATATAAGATAATTATATCAAGTTGTTTCGTCTTTGTCAACCCTTTTTTGAAAATAATTTAAAAAAGTTTTGATTAGAATGTCCAATCATTGATGATTAATTATAAGAGTTATTATAACANGCTATATTGTATTTGTCAACCCTTTTATGAAAAACATTTTTATGTCCACTAAAGTGCGAGACTTCTACACTTTTATGTCCACTAAAGTGCATTAACTCTTCTTGTTTTGTTTTTCCATATAGGCTGAACACTTGTCATAAGCTTTTTGGTCAACAACACCTTCTGATAATAGCTTCTGTCTATTCTTTAAATGTGCTGATTGTGTATCTTCTTTGCTTCCACCAGTATATGGAACACAATGGCCTTCTTTTGCCATAATTTCTGTAGCCATACACCATCTATCTTCTTTGCCGTAATAAACACTAAAGTCACCAAGGATTCTACCAAACTTCCCTTTGGCATCTTCTCCACCTCGACCTTTAAATGTCTTTAATACAACATCTTTCTTTAATAATTCTTTTAATGCTTTCTTCGCTGCAAGTCCAAATAGTTTTTCAACCTTGTCACGCGTACGAGACTCTGGTGTATCAATGCCCATAATACGAACACGCTCGTTACGAAGCCAAATACCAAAACCCAAGTCAATGTCGACATCAACTGTATCTCCATCTACCACTTTAATTAATTTTGCTTTATACTCATACATTATATGATTCTCCTGTTAGTTGAAGATATTTATCTTCTTTTGCACCAAACACGAATCCACCATTTGAAGTACTTTCGTCCTTCACCATAAGCTGCCGACTCTAATCTATTATATAACAAATTCAATAAAAGCTACTATTGAAATAGCTAACCACATTGCTAATCCGATAACCAGAATTAACAAAATAGAAGCTTGTCCTATCTTGTCGAGGAAATGCTGTAGCCAATCCCACATAATTATTTACCTTGTCCGCGATACTTTTTAAATCCACGCTTTTTGGACTTATTCATCGTTGACATACTTTTTGGTCTTTTACCAATGCTCGTACCTTTTTTCACCCCGTTGTGAGATGTAGAGAACGCGCTAGTCTTTACTGCCATATCTTTTTTCCTTTAAAAATTCTAATAGAGATGTATAATCTCCTATGTATTCATTATCAACAAAAATGTTTGGGATTACATTAGTATTTGCTTTACCTTCAACACACTCTAAGTAATATTTACGAATAGAGCGATCGTAGTATTCATAATCAATACCAAATTTATCACATTCTTTTCTTGCTTTATCACATACGCCACAATCTCTTTGGCCGTATATTTTAATCTTTTGTTGGGGCTTTTGCATTCCACTTAGATACGAATTGTAGTTTCTTTTCTCTATCCCAATCTTTTGCAAGCTCAGGATTCTCTTTGTCAAACCATCTAAGCATATGGTCTTCGTCGATAATATCAACTGATGCAATGGTTTCACCTAACCATCTTTGACTGAATTCGTTTACCTCTTCGCAAGTTACAACGTCACTGGCCCACTCTTCTGCGAGCTTATCAGTGAGTTTTACATCAGGATTGGTTTCTTGCAAACCATCCATCGGAATCATATATGTTTGTCTAAAGCTAGACACACATTCCACTTTTACATACTTCTTCATAATATACCTCAATAAATTATATAAACAATAAACCTATAAAAAATCCAATATTCAACCCAATCGAACATACCAAAACAAAATCCTTAGTAAAACTCTTTTGTTCGAACTCGTATATTTTAATCTTGTTCCATGCTCCAAGTCTTGCTGACTTTACGTGCTNTTTCCATCTCGGTATTACCCTCGANGCCCCTGCCATTTGTATTTGGCTTTTTAATTTCTACTCTAGAAGAATGTGGTGCTCCAAATTCTCTTTCGTAAACTGTTTGTCCCTTATCTGGGCTCTCATAAATTTTTGTCATTGCCATAACTCCAATCCAAAAAGGTTGTTCTGTAGAGGTTTATCAAAAACTTCCATGTCTTTATAAGCCTCGTTTTCTACTTGCTTTTCGTAAAAAGCTCTAAGTTCTTTGTATACACTTCGTATCTGCACTGGCATTACACCACCTTGCATAATACAGCATTCAATCTCATTAGCAAGTTTTCTTGCCAATCTAATTTCTTCTGCGGTTCCACGATCGTGGGTTTCAAAATCATTATTCATTATATATTCCTCAAAATAATACTAGTTAAATATAACAGTAATAATACTGTTCCTAAAAAGCTTCCAGCCAATATAAATCCAAATAACAATATTCTACCAAACGTTGGTTCGAAAGGTTTATTTGGTAATTTACCTACACCGACTAGTGCTTTTAAAACTTCTTTAATCACTAAAATAAAATATCATTCAATGCAAATACAGCCAACATCATACCAAATACTGTGATTTGTATAATAGCTGGAATAACAACGAACATGACCATAGGGTCAAAGTCCATTCGCATCCAATAATCGTCTTTGTGCCAATCTTCTACTTGCTTTGGCGTAGCTTCTTTATAATTTAATTTTTCCATAATCCATCTAATATTTCTTCGACTTCTGGGTAGGAATCCATCTCGTCGACTATCATATCAATTTCATCTAAGCGATCGAGTTCTTCAGCTAACCGATATGCGTAATGTTGTCTATGTAATTCTTGCATAAACATGTTTACTCTTAACCATCTTTGGTAATTAAAATCTTGGTCACCTGAATATTCGCTCATTACTTAAATAATCCTATCTTCTCTCCGGCTTTAATTCTACGGTCATATTCCTCAGGTGAGTCTGGATATCTCCACCCCCATGCTGCTCCTAGTGCCATAAAGGTACCAGAATAAGCTACTGCTTTCCAGTTTCCTGTGAATACAATCATACACAATAAAGCAAATGCCATAAATCCTAACATCATGTACTTTGCTTTTCTTGGGAATACTTTCTTTGTTTCCCANTTTGTTAAGAATGGTCCAAATAATTTATGGTTATATAACCAATTGTGCATTCTATCTGAACTCTTTGCAAAACAATATGCTGCAAATACTGCTGGAATACTAAATGGTATCCCTGGTAGAATCACTCCTACGTAAGCAACTCCTAAACTTAAAAATCCTAATCCACCCCATGCTAACTTTTTCATGTTCATGTTAATATCGCCTTGATGTGTTCTGCAGATACTATAACTGCATCTTGTCCACCTATACGCACTGGCATAGCTTTATCCCAAGATAGATATACTGTATCNCCTTTGTTTAAGTGTGCTGCACTTGTGGCAGGACCTACTGCAATTACAACACCAGGTTCTGATGCTGTTGCTTTAACTTCAGATGATAATATAATACCACCTTCTGTTTTATTTTCTTTTGGAGCAGCTGCTACTAACACTTGCTCACCTATCATTTGAATACTCATATTTTTCGTCTCGTTACCGCAGATTTAAGTCCACTACTTTTTTCACTACGTTGTTCTTCTATTTCCATATTCATAATCTGTTTTTCGTCAATCAAAGGTTTAGCAGGAGCCTCACGTTCACGTTTAAATGCAGCTGTTGATACAATCAATAGCATTATTGCAAGTGGGTCAAATACGAATATAATTGTTAAAATAATCCAACGAACAGCATTATCGTAATATGATTCGGCATCATCACCGTATATCATATCAGCGATATATTTTACTGGTCCCAATTCTGCTTCTTGGTCCAATTGCTGTCTTAGTATTGGCATCTTTTGTTCGTTAAGCGATACAATCTCATCTACTAAAATATCAATATTAGCATTGATTTCGTTACGCTCTGGTGTTTGTACTTTATTGACATAGTTTCTATCTTTCGGTTGACTTGTCTGAAGTACATAATCTAAACTCTCTAACCTACCAGTGAGATTGTCTAGTTGTAATTGTTTACCATCTAATCTTTTATCTACAATACTTGCTTCAAGGCTATAACTATCACCAGTAATTGATGCATCGATATGTGCTTTTGAAAGATATCCAAAGATACCCATGCTTGTTATAAGCATTAATACGACAACTGCTGTGGTAAAATAGGCTCGAACCATGTTATTGATTCTATCCCATTCGTAATGTAACCATGCAGCTGATACGATTTTTCCGAACTCTAAAACACTTGCCATAAAAGCAATGCTTAATGCAGCACCACTAAAAATAGTCATTAGTCCAATGATACTAAAGTATGCAGCAGTTGTTGCGAGAGTCAAAGATGTAAATAAGGTTAACCATTTCATAATATTATTTATTTCTACAGAGAATATTTCATATTTGTTGGAATGTATCCTCTAATGCTTCAACTAATTCGTACATCATAGTTGTTGTGTGAATCGGAGTTGGAGTAATCCTCAATCGTTCTGTTCCAACATCTACTGTTGGACTATTAATTGGCTGAATATAAATTCCATGTTTGTTTAAAAGATAATCCGACATCTCTTTACATCGTTTTGCTTCACCAACCATTATTGGNATAATATGAGTACAAGCTTCAGGATGTACTTCTAACCCAGCTTCAATTACCATATCTTTAATAATTTTACTATTTCGCTGATGAGTTTCTCTTACTTCATTATGTTCCATTAAAAATCTTATTGATGCAATACTACCTGCGCACATTACTGGACTTAAACTTGTTGTGAATATAAATCCACTTGCTACACTTCGAATAGCATCAAGAACAGTAGCACCACCAGCAATGTAACCTCCATGGCCACCAAACGCTTTTCCCAAGGTTCCATTTATAATATCTACCCTATCTGATAATCCTAATTTTTCACAATAACCTGCACCAGTATCACCGTATAANCCNACNGCATGAACTTCGTCAATATAAGTTATTGCATTGTACTTATCTGCTAAATCACAGATTTCTTTAATTGGTGCAACATCACCGTCCATACTATAAACACTTTCAAATACTATACATGGAGTTTGGAAATTCTCTTGACATGTTTTCAATGCCGATTCCAATTCTTCCATATTATTATGTTCCCATATAATCTTATCTGCTCGACTATGTTTAATTCCCATAATCAATGAGGCATGATTTTTATTATCTGAAACAAAACAAATATTTGGAATAATACGACTGAGAGCGATCATGCTCCATTCGTTAGCTACATAAGCTGAAGTGAATAATAAACCACGTTCTTTTTTATGTAATTGTGACAATACATTTTCCAGTGTTACATGGTAATGGGAGGTACCCCCAATATTACGAGTACCTCCACTACCTGAACCTGTTTTATCCAACGCAGTTTGCATAGCGTCAATAACATACTGATTTTGACCCATACCCAAATAGTCATTACTACACCAGTTAATAATATTCTTCGGTGAGTATTTACTATACCATGTTGCTCTTGGAAATTCTCCTCGAGTTCTTACAATATCATTAAAAACTCTATAATTTCCATCTGCTTTAAGTTTTTCAATTACATCTATAAAAGGTTTTTCATCAATCATGTTCTATCTCTATGCTGCGTAAGCGTCGTCCCAATCTCCTTTCAAACCAGCAACTTCATATTCAGTCACTCTGTTTTCAAAGAAGTTAGTATGGTCTGCACCGTTTAATACCCATTCCAACCAAGGAAGTGGATTGTCTTTTACTTTNAAGTTTGGTTTCATACCAAGTTGTAATAAGCGTCTGTCTGTAATATAACGAATATACTCTTTAACTTCTGCTGTATCCAATCCTTCAATGTTACCCATTTCATAAGCAAGGTCGATGAATTTATCTTCAAGGTCTACAATGTCTTTTGACATTTCATAGATTTCTTTCTTAAACTCATTATCGACAACACGACTATGTTCTTTAACAAATGCTTTAAAGAGTTTTGAGTTACCTTCAACGTGAATACTTTCATCACGGATACTCCACTCTACAACTTTACCCATACCTTTCATTTTACCGAAACGTTGGAAGTTTAATAGCATTACGAAAGAAGCAAAGAGTGCAACACCTTCGTTAAATACTGATTTGGCTAATGATAAACCAAGACCACGTAATGTTGCTGTATCAGCTTTTCTCATATAGTCAATCTTATCGGCCATTTCTGAATATTCTAAGAACGCGTGGTACTCACTATCAGGTAGACCAAGGGTTTCATTTAATAGAGCATAAGCTCTTTGGTGAATACCTTCTCTTGCTGCAAATGACCCAAGCATATTACGAATTTCATTATTCTTAAACTTAGGAATAAATTGGTCATAATAGTTTTGACCGACTGCAACATCGCTTTGAGTAAATAATCTTAAGATATTTGTAATGTACTCTTTTTCAACTGCTGTAATCTTTCCACCTTTCCAATCAGCTACATCTTCTGATAAATCTAATTCATCTTCAATCCAATGTGCTTTTTCGTGTCTTGTTGTAATCTCTACAGCCCAAGGGTAATGGAATGGTTTATAAGTTTCTGAGAACTCTAATAATCCACCTTGTTTCTTAACAAGAGTATCTGCAATAGCCATCAGGTCATTATATGTTCCAATGTGCTTATCGTCGATAAAAATTTGTGGTACTGACCTTACCTCTTTACCATTACTTACTCTTTGGTAAAATGCTAATCTTTGCTCTTCATCATCGAGTACTATTTGTGTGTATGTAAATCCTCTTTGTTTAAACCATGCTTTGGCTTTTTCACAAAAAGGACAGTTTGATTTGGTATATATTGTTATATCCATCTTGCTATCCTTGACATGCTGCGCATTCATCTTGGTCTTCCTCTTGTCCGTGACTAAATCTAACTGCGTCTGGGTTAATAATGTCATCTAATTTTTCACGTTCGACTTTCTGCGATACGTTTTCGGCTTTGTTAGATGTTTCTGTTCTTAAATAATATAGTCCTTTTGTTCCTTGTCTCCAAGCTTCATAATGGACTTTATGAAGAGTTGCTTTATCTGCTCCTGCAGGGAAGAATATGTTGAGAGATTGTCCTTGGCATAGGTACTTCTGTCTGTCTCCTGCTAGTCTGATAAGAGCTAACTGATTTAATTCAATTGCGGTTAAAAATACCTCTTTAACACGAGGGCTTAAAAAATCCAAATGTTGTACGCTGCCGCCATTTGTAATGACTGACGACCAAACTTCATCGGTATTTTTATTAATAGCTTCCAATTCTCTTTCGAGGTATGGATTTTTATTTAAGTGACTTCCCACCCTTGTTCTTGAAGTAAATGCATTAGCTTTCCAAGGCTCGATGCTTGGTGAAGTATTTACAATCATAGAACTGTTTGCATTTGGAGCGATTGCTAACATATGAGCATTACGACGGCCAGTTCCTACCATATCTGGAGCTTCACCTCGTTGTTTACCCATAGTCATAGTTGCTTCAAGTGACTTTGTTTTAATGTCTTTAAATATAATTTCGTTAATCGCTACAGCTTCATCACTATCAAAAGGTATTAAATGTTTTTGGAAGTATGAATGTAATCCCATAGCTCCTAAACCGAGTGACCTTTCCTGTGTTGCACTATAACGAGCTTTACTAATCTCATCACCAGCATTATCAATAAAGAATTGTAATACATTATCTAAAAATACAATAAGGTCTTTTACCATACTTGTATCTTTCCATTCGTCATACATTTCTAAATTAACAGATGATAAACAACATACTGCTGTCCTATCTTCATCGGTGACAAGATGAATTTCGTTACATAGATTCGACCCCTTAATAGTCATTCCCATTGCTTTTTGAGCATCAGGTAATGCACGGTTTGCTGTGTCAATGAAATTTAAGTAAGGCTCACCTGTACGATATCTTGTTTCTAAAATGAGTTCCCATAACCTTCTTGCCTTAATCGTTTCTCTGACTGAACGATCATTAGGGTCTAGAAGGTTCCAGTCTGTACCAGCTTCAACGGCTTTCATAAAGTCATCTGTTATATTGACAGCGTGATGTAGGTTCAGATTTTTACGGTTAACATCACCAGTAGGAATTCTCATATTAATAAATTCAATAATGTCTGGATGGTCACAATCCATATAAGCTGCATAAGAACCTTTACGAGTTCGTCCTTGTCGGTATGCAACCATATCTGCGTCAACAGTATGTAGGAATGGCATAGGACCTGGAGCTTTATTTGATACTGCTCTGATCGCTGACCAATGACCACCAACTCCACCACCTTTTACTGATAACCATCTTAACTCATTTGTATGCTCAATTAAACCATCAAGAGTATCTGGCACATAGCTTAGGAAACAAGAAATCGGTAATGCTTTTACTTTTTCACCTTTTATTATAGCATTTGACAATACTGGAGATGAGTACATAAAATATCCCTTAGAAACATACTCATATATTCGTTGTGCTAATTTATTATTACCACCACTAAAACAAGCTGCTGCACGAGCAAATGCTTGTTGAGGTGACTTCTCATCTTCTCTACAGTAATAGTCTTGTAATAATTTAAGTGATTGTTCTGATAATATTTTGTTACGTTTATTGTCGATTTCTATGCCACAATATTGCATACTACTCTCCTAGTTATATTTTTGTTTTCGCGAAGGAATTGAAAGGTGGATAAGAGAAGAGTGTCATGTCGATTTTTTCCAAAAAGTGAATTTCATCTTTGCTTCGAGTCCCTTATAAACGTTATTTCTAATTGTTTCTTCAATATTTTTATGGCCATTAAGGACCATCTCATTAATGTCTTTTCCTGGTAAATCATTTGGCCATATACAGATTGAATATCCTTGGTCAATGATTTTTTCCATTCTTTTGTGAATCTCTTTATTACGAGGTTCAGCGTCAAAAACGAATACAGCGTTTTTGTTTGCATTGTCTAAAGCTTCGGTATTTCCATCTGCACCTGCCATGGCCACCGCATTCTTTAAAAACATACAATCTAGAGCTCCTTCAACCACAAAGTATTGCTGGTTAAAGTCGACAACGTCAAGGCCGAAAACCTTCGGTCTATCCTCGAACATAATTGTAATGTATCGCAGACTAGAGTCTGGTTTAAAACATCTAGCCGATACTCCAAATATTTTCTTCTGTTTATCGAAGAATGGAATTACCAAACGAGGTTCGTCCTTATCAGTATTAGCAAACTTATCGGGTATAATAGTATTAACCCAAGTTTTAAATTTTGGGGTGTAAAATAGTCGATAATGTTGCTCTGAAGGAATTACCCTCTTTTGTATATATATTTTAGCAAAATGGTTGTAGTCCAACTGAGACACTTTTTTTATACTTTTTATTGCATCTTTACTTGAAAATTTTGGTGCCTCAAACTTAGTCTTTTCCAACACTGACTTGCCGTCATCTTTCTTTGCTTTATTAATAAATTTATCTGATAGGTAATCTTTAAATGCAAGAGGGTCGACTAACTTAAGAAAGTAGGAAAAGGAATGACTTGCACCACAATTGTGACAATAATAGTGTAAGTTGTTGTCTTTCTCAAGTAGCCAACCCCTTGCTTTTGTACGAGACTTTTGGCTGTCACCACATAATGGGCAACGGAAGTTGATACGGTATGGATTTGTACGTGTGACTTTGAATCTCTCCATGCGACCGGCAAGAGATTGTGCGTATTGTACGTCAACGAAATCTATCATAATAAAAGTATAAGTCTGTCTGTTTAATTAATTAGGGATATTATAACAGGTTTGGTTGGATTTGTCAACCATTATTTACCAGACATCATGTCAATGAATAAGTTGGCTCCAGCTGTAACAATTGCTACGGCTCCTAATAACCAGTATTTTAGATTTTCTAGAGAACGAATTCTTTGGTCATTCTCATCTATCTTTAAAGACAATTCTTTGGTGAGCGTATTAATTGCAGTCATTGTACGGTCTGCTCGCTCTTCCATCCATTCTCTTTGTTTTAAATTATATTCTGTATGTGCCACCTGAGCACTTTTCATACCATCAGTCATAGCTCCTTGGAATTTTAACTTATGGTCATCTAATTCTTCTTTAAAAGCGAAACGAGCTTCTATATTAATGCGAGCTTGTGTATCTGCTTTATCTTCTATAGATACTAACTTAGAATCAAAAGTTTCTAAGACTTTTTGTTGCACAGCTATATCTTGAGCCAAAGAGACCATTTGGTCCATTGCTTCATCAACTTTATCAAAAAATCTTTCGATTTGCTTGATGTCGTTTTTAATTAATGCTATGTCTGTGTTTACACGATTGAGTTCGTCTGACACCTGTCTGCTCCATTTAATTGGTTATTATAACATAACAAAGAGGATTTGTCAAATATTATTTATAAGGTAATCGGTAAAATATCGAATTAAATAAAATATTTATTCGTGGGTCGGTGGTGAGAAGTGGTCTACTGGTCAACTGGTTTTGACTTGGTTGCCTTTTCTTCTTTGTCATTAGTGGTTACCTTACGATAATAAACAATGACTTCTCCTAACTCTCTGATATACCTACGGAGCTCTTGGAAATTTGCCGTCATTATTTCATAGTCTTTTACCGTAGTTGCTACGAAAACTATGTCACCACCTTGTGCGATCTTGTTCTCATCAAGGAATCTATCGAGATATGTATAGCCGACTGGCCATGTTGGATTCTCTCTATCCTCTAAATCACAAGCTTTAGGACGTTTGAGTTGCTCTTCGCCCTTATCGTTGAATCTTGGTGGTTCGTATTGTATTGACTTTTTACAAGGATTTGTAATTACAGCTTCAGATACAACTTTCATCTGAACTTCTGATAAACCTATTGGTCTAGGCAGTTCAGGTTGGATAATATTGATAGGAACAGGTTTACTGACTATCTCTATTGGCTTTTGAGGTAATAACGAACAACCACTAGCTACCGTCGTTATCAGTAGCGCTAACACTAAGGTTCTTGCTATCATTTTCTATCTCCTCAAATACTGCTGCTGTACCTTTATTAATGCGAAGTTCAATTAAACCAGGTTTTTTAATTGCTAATAAATTGAGATTATGTCTTTTAAATATCTCAAGATATCGCTCTTTTTCTGCTTCAATCACAGCGTTAGCTCTTGACATATTATTAAGAGCTTCACCTTGTTTTTCGTATGATTCTCTAATAGCTTCTATCGCTTGCTTTTGTTCTTCAACAGCAACCTCTAGTTTCGCATTATTTCCTATTAGAGTTTGGTTTTGGTCAAATAAGTAATAGCATGAACCACCAAGCAGTAATAATGCGCCTAATAGTATCTGATACATTTACTCTTCCTCAATTCTATAAAATAAACCACTAGCTGACCGTACAGATATCAGCTTCTTTTCTGCAGTTATAAAAACTAGTTCTTTCCAATTGCTTTTCTTAATTTTCCGTACGCCATGGAAAGTTTTATCATCAAGGTTTCCAAACTTGGTGTCGTAAGATACCGTTACGGTATATCTCTTACTAAACCAAGATAGAATCCATTCCCGCACGGTATTAACCGCCGCAGTTAGATGCGTATAACTCGTTAGCTACTTTAGATGTGCAACCGTATTTTTCTTTAACAGCATTTACACAGTCAGCTTTTGACTCACCGTCTGCATGTCTTTTCTTTAATTCAGCAACACAAGCTTTTTCGTCAAACTCTTCTTCTTCTTC